CTTACTTCTGAAGGTGTCGCTGCAAGAGGATTGGATCCCGAGGTGATAATGTGTCCCAGGCCTCTAAAGCCGAAAGGGAGTGCGTCATCCGGAACTGATCCGACGAGCAGATTATTTGACATCTCAACTCTAATCCGGGGAGATCTAACCTCGTAGTCTCCAGTGCTATTAATCTTCTGAGCGTTAGAAGCCCTATCGAAGTCAAAGAACGTCCTAAGATCTCCTATTACTCTTCCTACGTAGCGCTCAGAAGACTGATCAAGAGAAAGACCTTCATATGCTTCGAGGGGCCGAGAATCATCTGGATCCGAGAAGCTTCTGACTGCGAGTGAGAACTTTCCGTAAAGATTGTTGGTGTCCTGGCTAGGCGTAACGTTGTAGATCTGGACCTTGATGCTGCTGTTCGACTGATCTCCATCGTCAAGAGCATGAACCTTAAAGAGATCATATCTTGTACCACCGAACTCCTGAGATGTGATCCAGGGCGTCCGAGCATTCTCAAATCTCTCCTGGAAGTTTTCATAATTGGGAGAGTAAGTGGCGCTTGTATTTCTTGCCTGACTGCCCGTCGCGATGAAAACAGCGTGCTCAAGAGCTGCGTTCTGTGTATTGAACGTGTTCTGTGTTACACCAGATGCAGTAACAACTGCTAGAGAGCTTGGAATATCATAGTAAGAATAGAGATAGTGTCCCTTCTCATTGAGAAGCAGGGGATCTGTATTAAATGCGCCCACAAAGCTCTCAGGTGTAGAGAAAGATGCTGTGATAATATTAGTGTCAGAGCTCTTCAATCCGTTGAGAAGGACCGTGAAAGTATTTGCAGCGACGTTAATCGATCCTACAGGCTTACCACCAGGAGCTGTAGATGTGCCAACATTGCTTGCGACTCCTGGGAAGGAAGCACTCACTGTCATAACGACGCCTGACGCCGCCATGAGAACACCCCTTACAATGGGAACTGCATTTGGATTAAGTTGAATTCCTGCGCTACTAAAGATATTTGATCCTGCGCTTTCTGACATGAAGCAGCCAAGGAAGTATGTGCGTCCCAGAGCGCCGCCAAAAGTTGCGTACTGATTAGATGCAATATATCCGTTGCTGCCTACGGTCTGATCTCCGGCAACAAAACCGGCATTTGTGACCTGACCGTTTGCCGTGCTTCTTGCTTTTCCGTCTCCAGCTCCAAGGACTCTCACGAAAGTTACTGATGTCCCTGGAACTGACATATATTCACGTGCAGCAAGTGCAGCATCTGCACCGTTAGATGTATCGCCAAAGACCAGGTTAAAGTCTCTGTAGCTCCCCACAGTAACAGGTACGAATGCTGGGCCCTTGTTAGCTGCACCGATGATGCCTGCAGGAATGCCTGCAGGTGTAGCTGCAATCGGAGCAGAATTATCGATCTCTGAGTATGAGATTCCCGGGCTGGTTCTAGTTGTGGCCATTTATAGCTCCGAATCTAAATATCATACGAACTGGACGCCCGTGTTGTTGATGATAAAGTCAATTGAGATGTATTCAACAGCACGTGTCGGAACGATGATTATTCTAACGTTCATTGTGTTGTTGATGACATCGGACTGTGTGTTGTTGGTCTCATCGCATATAATCTTGAACTGCGATACACCCTGCTGCGTTTGAACATTGAGGAGGACGGGCGTAACCGATGCAACAAAATTTGCGCGGGTCTTCGAGTCATTCTGTTCAAATAGGAATCGAGAAGCAACTGCTCCGACGTCTCTCTTCAGAGAGATTAGGAGGCGCCTCACATTGACTCTGTCGAGAGCGCTCTTTGTTGACTGCAATGTCTTCTGACCAAAGATGACGAATCCTGTTCCGGGGAACCTTACGATGGGATTTATTCTTGCATCGTATAGATCGTCTCTGTCTGTGCTATTCAGTCTACAAGAAGTCGCTGCGACATTTGCGAGAGCTGTTCTATTAAATCCAGCAGGTGCAAACCAGGGATTTGAAATTGCATCATTTTGAGCAAGAGCTCCGAGAGCCACAGAGGATGCAGCAGTCCTTACCCTTGATCCTGTGTTGGCGTCGACGACTGATACGTCAGGGTAGTAGACAGCAACGTGGCTATTGTTGATACCCCTGCTTGAGAAACGACTGATAGTATTCTGAATATTTGGCGTCGCAGTATCGTAGATTCTCTTGCCCTGATCGTCGTAGGAGGGAATGTCCATGACGTACATTGCAAGTTGAAAATCTGAAACTTTCTGCGAAACATAGTCTGTAACAGAAGGGTCTTTGATTCCTGGTACACATATCATGTTGACGTCAGAGTCAGTCTTGTCAGTCAGGAGATCTGCACCTACGTTGTAGGACGCAACATAAGCGTTCGAAGTGCTAGTTCCTGGCGTGAATCCCCTAAGACCGATGTCTAGTGTCGCTTTGGCCTTGCCGCTATCTTCGCCTGAGCATGCTCTATCGTCAAGAATCTTCATGTCTCTATCGAGTATATTAGTTCCGTCAAATCCTCCGTAGAAGAAAGTGCTGAACTTGTTGTACTGAGAGAATCTATTGAAATAGTCTGATGACGTGAGTGCGACTAGAGTTCCTAGCGTCATTCTCTTCTGAGAGTTGACAGGATCGTTTATAGTCAGAGTACCGTAAGCAGGCTTGCCGTTTCTAATGTAAGCTGCAGCGAGCATGTGATCGTCAGCGCTTCCAGTCAAATCGGTTATTGCAACGTCTGCAGATCTATTGTCCAGAGAGTTAGCAAGTGCGACTCTTGCAAGAGTGAACTTGTTGTTGTTGAAAGCATCGATCTGAGACCCTGTTACAAGAACGTCGAGCTTGGAGATTCCCATAAATTTCGAGTAGTTCTCGATGAGGTCGTTAGGCGTCGTGATGGCATTAGGAAAGTATGCGCTTCCAAAAAGACTAAGAGCAGGTGATCTCTCGAACTTAACTCCCCAGTAAAGCCTAGAATCGGCAACCTCTGTTGTCGAAGGATCTCCTACAAAGTTCTGCGTGGCGTTGATTGCATTTCTTGTTACCTTGAACCTGTGAGGAACGGGAGGAACAATGGATCCGATCAAGCCTGAGACTGATCCGACGCCTGTCAATCGACGTGCCACTGTAGCACCGCCAGAAATTGGACGAGTTGCATTGTCAGACAGAGCATCAGTCGTCTTCATTGTCGGGAAGCCTCTGTACCCGAAAGGAAGAGCTGCACCCGGAACAACTCTTCTCTCGACGTTGTCGTTCATAACAACTCTAATCTTAGAGGACTTGTTGGGATACCTTCCTGTGTTGTTAATTCTTCTCTCTCTTGTTGAAGCAGCATCAAAGTTGAAAGACCGCTTTGAATCACCAATAAGCGCAGCAATATAGTTGGGCGATTCTGGATTGAGGTTGCAATTGCTAAACTGCTCAAGAATAACGGGTGCAAGGTCACTGTCGTAGAAGTCTCTGACCTGGACTGAAAACGTGCCGTAAGGTGAGGTCGGATCTGTAGACTTCTTTATATTGGTAATAGAAACCTTATAAAGCTTTGAGCTCATCGCGCCGTCGTCAACTGTCTCAAAGTGGAAGAGATCGTATTCAGTAGCACCAAAGGGCTGTGAGATGAAGGTTGGAGTACGAGATTTTGAGAATCTTGTATCGTATCGACCAAATGCATCTCTAAATGCTAGTGACTGATCTCCTGATGCCTGCGATGTGTTGACTGTTCCCGATAGGATTGCAACGCTGTTGGCTGTAGTAGAGATGGTAGCAACTGTATCTTCAATCGGGAAGTGAAGATACAGCAAGTGCTCTTCCTCTTGAAAGCGCTCCGGATTCGTATTAAGAATCTTTCCAATGTATCTGTCGCTATCTGGGTCGAAAGAGGCCGTGAATATCTTGATTCCCGTAAAGCCTTCTGAAGAGTAGAATCCAGGCGAGGAGCTCGAAAGGACAAGCTTGAAGAGCTTATCAGTGCTAGGTGTTGCAACGTCGTCTGAGATGTTTGCCTGAGAGAACCGCTGGTCGTAATCCATGACCCTGGCGCAGGTACCAGAGGCCATCAAGAGCACGCCACGCAGCACGTTAGCTGTGCCAGATCCTGCAGAAAGCCCGAAGCTGTCATTGTCTGTAAAGTATGGTGTCGCGGCGTCTGAAGCTGCTACGATACTGTGCTGCGCTGCCAGGAACTGTACTGCTCCAATGTGTCGGCCGTCGCGGAGCCTTACATCAGTAGGTTCGCCGCTTGTTATGACAAATCCCGCGCCCTTGACAGTTCCCTTCTGGTTTGTAGTTGCGATATCTGTCGAAGTTGTATTACCACCGGCTCCTAGGACTCTAACAAACCTTAGCGCACTCCCGTTCAGGAAGAACTGCTGTGCAGCAAGCTCTGCGGTGGTCTTATCTCCGCCTGCAGTGCCAAACTTGTCATTAAAAACTGAGATGCTTCCGATCAGTGTTGGAACGAAAGCCTGTCCCTTGTGAGATGTACCGATGAGACCTGCCGGTGTTCCAGAGATGTTCTCTGACGCAGAGGATTGATCGATCTCTTGGTCGAAAAACCCAGGAAACTTAAACGTAATTTCAGCCATGCATTCTCCCGCCTATGTGCTAAGGCTAAATAGGTCAGGAAATGCTAAATCACAGTTTTCCAATCTTCTTAACTATTCTACCTGTTGAGATTGCCTCGCCACTTCTTGGGTTTCTACTAATCAGCCTTACAGTCTGCTTGGATCCTGTCGAGGAAAACGGATCTGATATTTCTTCAACATAGCCATACTCTAGATCTCCTCTAGAAATCTCGACTGTCCCGTCAGGCTCAATGTTCTCGACGTCAGTCAAGACAAAGGAATCTACTCTTTCTTTTGCTCCAACAGGAACTTTCTGCACCGCAATATTGCCTGTCTCACTTAGCCCGAAGTCAATACCCGTGGATGAAACAAACTTGCGGGTAGGCTCAGGCAGGCTCGAGTGGCGAGGAGCGAGAATGTATGCAGGAACCCTAATATCGAAGCTATACCTGATTAGTCTTTCCTCGCTAGTAAATTCCTCGAAGTTGTCGTTGGAAGTAATGGGACTCTGTATAAATGCAACAAAATCAAATCCGGCGGGAGTCTTCATGAGGAACTCTCGGCCAGGCCCCTTAAAGCTCATTAGAAGAATCTCTATTAGCTTGTTCATTTGGGACATGTATTGCACCCAAAACGTGATGTTATAGCTAATGCCTAGCAACCGGGGGTACGGAATTGTAATGTATTCATAGATGTGATCATCTTCGAATCCTTGCAGTGGAAATCTCGTGTATCCGGGACCCAGAGCAAGAGCTCCTCCTTGTCGTCTCGATGCAATCTGTCCTACGCCCGACTGCTGCCCGGGATAAGTCGTCTTGTCAACAAAGTGATTGGGTGTAGCAATGGAGTCAGAATTCTTAATTCCAAGTCTATTGACAAGGCGCTGGTAAGATCTATCTTCAGAGTCTAGCCTTTTTCGAATGACATAGTCACTATTGGGTCTAACTGATATTGCAGATCCGAATACGTCTGAATCTGTCTTGTGCCCTATTGTGCCTCGCTTAATTGAGATGATGGGCAATATAAGAGTGTGATTCTTGTCTCTGATTGGCCGGTCGCGCCTTGTTAGAGCGAATCTTTCTCCAGTTGCGAAGACAACTGGAACTCTCTGCGTCTGCTCATTGACTTTGACTTCAAAGTTAATATCACTGTTAAAGAGCGTGAACACTGCTCTGTCAACGTCTTCGATACCGACTGAAGGAAATGTAAAGTCTGAAGGGATGTTAGTTCCTTCGTACCCAGTTTTTAGACGGCGGTCTGCCATTGATTAGCCCTCATCGTAGAACGAAGAACCTGCACCCGTAGAATCTCCATTAGGAGATACTTCTCTCGGCTGAGATATCGGGGCATCGAGAACTCCTCGCTTCTGAAGATCTCTAACGTCTCCTGTAGTTCCAAGTCTATTCTCAGAGAAGCCCCTCTGCTGGACGAAGGTCGTCTGAACTGCATCTTCGTCTGTGTATTCTTCAGATGTAGGTCCAAATACCTTAGAGATGAACTGGCCCTTGCGAGACTGCTTGCCTGTAATGGTGATAAAGCTCTTATGCTCAATCTGTCCGTAGATCGTATCAGACACAGGCGACTTGATGACTTCAAAGAACGTCTCACCGTAGCTAAAGAAGTCACCTTCACGGATCTCTATTTGCTTATCAAGTAAGTCTCTGATCTGGACGTAGACTTCAATATTGTAGTACTCTTCAGATCCGTATCTGTTCGTCTTCACTTCCTGCGGCATGTACTTAACAAGTGCATCAACTTCGATGGGATTCTCAAAGATCTTGTCAGGAGACTCCTCATAGACGTCGTGTACTCTTGATTTAATTTCCGAAATCGGAAAGAAGTAGATCTTTTGACCAACGACGTCTTTGACAACTTCCTTGGCAATATCATTAATGAAGTTTATCTCTCTCTCTGAGAGGAAAAGTCTAGACATGCATCACCCCATGAATATTGCGCGGCCGTTAGGAATGGGAACCTTCTGAAGTTGCTTCATAAGATTCTCTGAGCGAGTGGCACTGGCCTCTATTAGCTTGTCATACGTTAGGGTCTCTAGCATTTCACGAAGCTTTGTTATGAGATCCTTCTTGTCTTCGCGACCCTTCGAAGATAGATCTGCACCGTTGAGGGTGACATTAGCACCGGGAACAGGAATTGTTGCAAACTTTGACCTGATTAGTCCTAGCTGCTCCATTGAGGCTGCAAGTGCGTATTGTCGAATCCAGTGACGTCCAATGCTATTGACTCTCGAGTAGTTGACGTTTCCAAATGGTATGTTGCCAAGATTGGACACGCCGTTTATGGTCTCATCTGTGAAGCTTGGATTGAGAGGATCAGTAAAAGCCTTCACTCTAAAGAAGAGCTTTTTTGGAATCTGAGGATCAGTCGGCGTAGGGAAGATTCTTATCTGCGTTCCTATGACCTTATAGCTGTAATTGGAACGCCTAACTCTGTTTGAAAGATCAAGCATTCCCGCTCTAAGGATGTCTTCATAGACTGGCAGGACATAGAAGACCGTCTCCGGTGTGAAAGACTCAAAAGAAAATTCGTTATTAAGGTAGTTAACCGCCGAGGTCGTGTCGAAGAATCGATATGCAGCTTGGGGTGAAAAGTGAAAGACTTCACTAATCCTCAGCTTTGTCATGGGATTCCTGTTGAATGAGGAGCTAACGATAAGAGCTCCCGTAGAGTCTTTGAGCTCTTTGTAAATGTCGTAATCCTGTCGACCTGGCTCGAGGTCGATTGATCCTGACATCATGTTATAAGAGCCTCCGACGCCAGCCTCAGAAGCATAGGGCTCAGCGAATCGGGTCAAAAACTCTAGGCTCTCTCTGGGGAGCTTATTCTCTGCTCCGCCGCCTGATCCTGTCACATAGCCGAGATAAGTCAGGAGTTGAGACTTCGCCTGGTACTGATTTAGTATGTAACCGTACTCAAGAGTAGACTCCTCAAAGTTTGCCCAAATCTGCTTTTTTGTGAGCTCAACTGAGAGGACATCGTCGCCGAGCTTTCTCTTGACGAATGTTACAATTTTGTCCGCGTCGGCAGAGAAGTCTGCATCAGAATCAAAGATTCCGAAGGGCGTGGGTGAAGTTGTTGTCGAGAAAGTAGACATTGCTACTGTCTAAGTAGGTGGCTTGGTCCTCTTTCTTGAGCTCTTAGATCTTCTCGCTTTCGATATTTCAATTGCAGAAAGCTGTCGAAGGGCGGACGCCTTGGAATCGTGAGTCCCAAGTCTGTGCCCGCCCTTCTTAGGGTAAACTGCCCACTTATCAGGACCGATCTGGCGAATTATTTCGCGAATCAGGTCTCTAATAATCATTTGCGCTTGCTTGTCTTCTGCTGTGCAGGAGCAGGAGCGTCCTGTACTACTTCTTCGGAAATTGCATCTACAGATTCTTGAGCAGGTTCGTCTGCGAGCATGCTTTCAATTGCAGCGAGCTCTGCTGTATCATCAGCAAGAACTTCAACTGTCTCGACAGCTGCAGGTACAACCGGCTGAACTTCTACGTTCTCAACAGCGGGTACATCAGCCACAACCTGAGACTGTCCTGCAGAGTCTCTAAGTGCCTTGGCTCGCTTGAGTTCAATTTCCTTTTTGTGCTGTTCTACTCTCAATGGTGTGCGCATAAAAGTCTCCTTTTGCTATCATATCACGATGAAGCGTGATGAATTTAATTATCTAGCTCCGAACAATTTAAGAAAAAAAAAAAACGGCCACCCCGAAGGGTGGCCGCCATGTGCCTTAT